TTCTATAAGTATACCCTTTCATTAGGGAAATACTTACACCTATAGACTGAAATATATCAGCGTAGGTATTTGCTAAGGATAATCCTTTGCAACAGAAATCATCTCCAATGATAAGGTAGAAGATCTCTTTACCATGATTTGAAATATTATTCAAATTCATGGCTGTCCTTGCAATCATATGATTTGTAAGGGCTAGCATGGACCAACTTGTATAAGTTCCCATACCATTTCCAACAGCATATTTAATCATGCTTTGGTCTTGTTGGTAATAGAATTCTCTATCAGATGAGATTCTATACCAAAGTTTGGCAATTTCATTGCCGTACATTTGGCCTACCAGTTCAATCTGGAGGTCCATAGGGAGAGCATTAGTAGCTTCCGTTAAATCCTGGGAACCGACAACAGTATGTTCATCGGCCCTGAATGTGGTCAAGATACGAGCGTTTTCGCTTGCATTATCCTGATCCATAGTACCATCTTCAGCATATCTACGTAATATACTGAAATGGTGTTCATGCATACATTTTAAGCATGATTGCGTAAATTGATCAACAATTGCAATAATACGCGACTTACCGGAATGTTCTTGCTTAATGCATAACCTACCGGTATATACCTCATTATGCGAGATGGGTTCATCCGCATATTCGGTCAATTCCCTTACTTTATTCATATAATGAAGTAAAGGCATATTGCATGTGATCGTAGCTAATTGCTCAATCACATCAAATAAGATGTCACCATTGGACATCTTATATTCCATTAAAGCAAGTGCATCTAATGGAGAACCTGCGAAACAAGGCCCATTAGGACCTTCTTTCGAAGAAATGTGCATGGTAGCTCTATCGATAAGCTCACCAACACGAGAATTTCGTTCTTTAGAAGGAAAGTTATCCTCTAAAGTATACTTCCAATGTTTCTTATAATTAAGGAACTTAGGATCTTTAGTAGATTTATATAATCTATCAAAGTATTTCCCAACGAACAAAGAAGTTTCGTTAGGGTTTTCTGAGAAGGTGTCTTTACTTAAAACACCTTCCTTAACAATTCCTGTAATATCAGGAATTGAGTTACCGACTCCATATAGACGATGGAGTGATAAGATGGTATGGACAGCATTTTTCTGTCCAATTGATCCATCTAAATAAGGTAAGTAATGTCTCAAAAACTTTGGGATGTTACCACCAGGTAATGTCCCCATATAAGGAACATTACTTGCGATATGACCTACAGAATATCGTAGTGCATATCCAGCTAAAGTATTAGCTGTCTTAGCTGCTCGATCATAACCATGATTAAGCAACTGATTTTCAAACCAATCGACATATCTATCGATTAGTTTAAAGTCAATATTGACTAAGTAAACAATTTTGAAGAATTTTACTAGTCTCCTTAAGAATCTAGCTCCAAGATTGGAGCGTATATATCTTAATTTTCTCTTAATCTTCATAAGAGAATTCTTGTAATGACCGTCTTTTGACATCATTTCAAGCTTCGCTAAGGCACTTGATGGTCTTAACGTTAAACAAGATTCCAAATAACGTCTATGAGATAGACGCTTATGCTTCTTGTATGTCTTCTTCATAATTAAGAAGAAGAATCACGAGGAGTAGATTCGTTAGTTTGCGACTCTACACCTCTAAGTCTTAGAGAATGAATTCTAGACTTAATAGCATCGCATTGAATTTTACAAATGCGAGCTGAACGGTTATGACGAGAAGTTTCTTCCGTCATAACTCGTAAAAGCTTAACATAATCATTTAATGATAAGCTTCTTGGGATAGGTACCGCTTGGATCGGACCCCCTCTGTTTGTAGCACTTTTAATTAAAGCTACAACTTCCGACACCAGAGAGTTAAATTCTTCTGGCGTTTTGTCTGGTACAATATTTACCGGACTTCTTAAGCTTGGTCGTACAGATAAACGATTAAGCTTTTCAATGAAACGTAAAATAACCGTTTCATCCGAAATCCCTAAAGATCTAAGATCTTTAGAGTATTTCAACGTCTTCACAACCGGATTGCCAGGTTGTGAAGCGTCAATAATCAAAGCAGAAACAATTTGTTCTACTTGATCATTGCTGATGCTATTTGCAGCAGCATTTGTGATTTCAGACTTTAAGCTGATAATCACAGAAGCGTCACTAGTACGTCTAGGACGTTGTAAGCCAGTTTGGCTTGTTGAACTCGATTGCCCAGAATCTGGGTTAACTTGTTCAGGTGGTGCCATAATTCTTATTTAAATAAATATGACAGGTACCCCAAAGTCTCACTAACAGTATATAAATCTGTTAAGACTAAACAATGGGTCTCGCCAGGAAGTGCGAGGCATGAGTTATTAAGAGTAGTCCTTCCCGATGGGCAGGGTTTCTTAATAGTCATAACTAGGCACTATCTCAGCAATCTAATGACTGTATGAGCCACGTGTCTTCTAAAATCACATCAAAAGTGACTTAGAGTTCGAGAGATCGGGAACGAACCCATCACCCTAGAAATAGGAGTGGGACCCGAACACTAAACCTCGGATTCTAAAAGAACCAAGATTTGGTTTTAGCTAACTATTTAACGTAGTTAGAGTTTACCATATTTTCATAAAGAACTCTTTATGGGAGAAAAGGTCAATATGATCTTGTGTATTAGGATAAAACCTAATATACGAAGTCCGATGTATGAAATACATAAATTTCATACTATCCTAGGTGGTAACACCTAGCAATGGGGGAAGC